AGCCCCGGTGCCGTCGATCGTTCCAGCCACCGTCGCAATGACGGCGCGGCACGCCGGATAGACCGTCGGGCCGGGAGTGATCGAGACGAACTTGGTTAGCCCCGAGATGTCCTTTGAGCGGCCCGGCATCTTATGCGCTCAGCAGCCGAAACCAGGCTGCAGCCGTGCCGATCGTCGCCGCGCGATAGATCGCCATCTTGCCCGCCGCCTGCGCAACGCCGGTCGCAGTCGCGACACCGTTGATCGTGTCCGTTCCCGATCCGAACACCTGCATCGTGTTGGCGGCGGCGTTGTTCACGACCGTGATCTGCTGGCCGACATAAGACGGGGCAGGAAGAGCCACCGAGTCAGCTGCAGTCGTAACGGTGTCCACGCGGTTGAACTCGCCGGTGAGGACAACGGCCGAACCCTGTCCGCCGCCAGCGTGGGCGGTGATCCCGGTGACGACGCTGCCCGGAACAAGTGTGGCCCCGGTGTTGATCTGGCTTGCGGTCGTGACCGAACCCGCGTTGATCCCGTTCGGGAATTTGGTGGCGGTCGGCGAGGCGGAAGTTGAAGTCGATGCAGTCATGATGAACCTTCCGAAAAGCTGGGCGGGAAATCACCTCCCCCGCCCATGACCGTCATTATGCTCCCGGCGAAGCGTAGAGGGCGCGGGGATCGGTCCAGCCGACGCTGTACCGCTCGTAGCCCTTGTATTTGAGGTTGCCGGTGTCGAAGTCGCCGTCCTGCGCGAACTCTGCCGAGATGCGCTGGAACAGCTTCATGCCCTGCGGCACGTTGGTCCGGACGAAGAAGGCGTCGGTGTCGGTCAGGTAGTGGTTGACCTTGATGCCCTGCGGGAACACGTTCATCGCACGCAGGGCGTTGATGTCGTTGTTCGCCGTTCCGGACTGGTTGATCGACTTCAGGATGCGCTGGGCTTCGAACGCGAGCGCGGTCGGGATAATCAGCGATTCCGGCATCAGCCCGATCTTGAGGCCGCGGCTATTCGTCGCGTTCATGATCTGGACCGACATGTCCTCGAGGCTTTGTTCCGACAAGTCGGCAGCGACCGCGAGGGTGTTGGACCAGTTGCCGGCGAGGCTCGGGTGGGTCGTGACGCAGAGCGCCTGGCCGTCGCCGCCGGTATAGGACGAGTTGAACGCGCGGTTATAGACGTTGGCCGCGACGTTCTCCTTGGTCTGCCGGAACGAGAAAGCGAGCGCCTGGGCGCGCGAAACGCCCTTCTTCTCGTAGAGGTTGTCGTCGATCTCCTCGCGAGTGATCTGGAAGCCGAGGGCGTAGGCGACGTGCGTGTAGCGCGTGACCGACTGCTGGCTGTCCGAATCGTAAGGAGTGGCGGACCCCTGCGGCTTGACCGACGCGAGGCCGAAGCCCGTCATCTCGACCTCTTCCTCGTAATTCATGTCCGAGGTTTCGATGTCGAAAAGGTCGGTGAACTCCTTGGGGTGCTCCTCGTAATCCCGGCCCCAAACGGCGTTCAGGCCCGGCCACAGGAGTTTTGGCACATTGCCGGTATTGATAACAGGCATCGGTTAGACTCCCGCGATCTGGTTGGCGTAAGCGTGACGATTGATTCGGACGTGCCACTTGGCGTTCGTGCCAATGTCGTTGTCCGGGCGATTGACGAACGCGACGATCTTGAGATCGAGCGTGTTGGTCGTCGCGTGCGTGCTCGAATCCAGCATCGTCCCGGAAAGCCCGGTCACGGTCGAACCGGACGCGACGATCAGCGAAGCGTTCTGGCCGAGATCGTTGGCCGCGAGGCTTCCGCCAACGCTGTCCTCCTGGATCTCGAACAGGGCGTCTGGATCGTCGACCACCAGCAAGAGGCGCTGGGTCGAGGCCGCGCGGTAGGTGAGGCTGTCGCGGGTATCGGGGAGAACCCCGACCACGACACCAACCATCACATCGCCGGTCGCGGCCTGCGCGACATCGGCGAAGGTGACGCCGTTGATCGTCTGGCCGGTTCCGACGAGCTTGACCGCATCGCCGATGAAAATGGCCGTGCCGTCACTCGACGGGACGGAATAAACGCGAGCTGCCCCGCTCTGGGGCGCACCGCTTACGTTCTTGACGGGCTTCAGCCCGGAAGCGACATTCGGATTCGCCATGTGGCACCCTTTCCGCGGCCTTGCGCTTCAGGGGTGCCTCGCGGCGGCCGTCAGCGCTCGACCTTGATCGAACCTTGACCGTATTGATGTTCGTCCATACGGCCGGTGGAATCCCTTCCGGCGGTGATCGCTTCATCGATCTGCCGGTTGGCCGCTTCTTTTTCGGCTACACCCTGGGCGTAAAGCTCGTCAGGGGTTTCCATCAAATAAGCGTGGAGAGGTTCGCCGTTCGCCTTGGTGCCTACGAGGCGTGAAACGCGCGAACCGGGATCGGCTGACTGGATGCCCGTGTCCGAAACGAAGTCATACCCTAGTTCGCGCATCTCCGCAATACGGTTTCCATCGTCATTCACCCAGCGCCTCGTCTCGCCCTCTCGCTGGGGAGCCGAGAGCTTCAAAGCAAAGCCTCCGACCTTTCCCCTGCGGCGTCTGACGGGCGGAGATTGCTCCCCGCCCGATCCGGAGGGGGATGCGCCGGATTCCTGTGGTTTCGGGCCGGTGACAGCG